CAGCAGTTGTTGTTCCAGCTCCACCTATACCTGCGTATCTTGCAGTATTTAAACTTCCAGCAGTTCTCCAAGAACCAGCTGCTGTTACATTTGCATATTGATATTTGAAATCTTTGTTGGTGCTATCGTACCATAGCTCACCTTTTACGACGCCTGGATAATTACCAGCAAAGTTGACGACTGCCGTCCCAACTGTACCTTTATAAGTAGCCATGATTATTTATTCTTTAGCAGCCACCCTTGTGTAGAATCCGTGTACACTAAAGTATTCCCTGCTCTTTCTATTGAAACTGTTAAGTCTGCTGTAGATCCTGCAATTTTTTCAGAACCATTTGCAGCGATAGTAAATGTGTATGTATCAAAAGTTCCTGCATAATCGATGAATACAATCTCGTCCCCTAAAGTTCCTGCAGGTAAATTCATAGTTATAGCGTTACTTGTAGTATTTACAAAATAACCTTCACCAGCCACTGCTGTGAAAGTAGAAGTTTTTACTGCCTGCCATGAAGTACCACCTGATACTTCTGCGAATGATAATTGTCCAACACCTGTTGTGCCTGAACCAGATACTGATGCTACTTTTAAAAATCTGTCTGCTGTAACATTTCCAGTTGGAAATTTAAGCTCATACGATTGCCCAGAGCTATGTGGAGGTGATGTAAGTTTAATTCCGTGGGAGTTAGATTCACAATTAAGTTGAATTGAACCTGGATTTGTTGCACCAAGAACTTCTATGAGACCAGTTCCTTTAGGTCCAACTTTTAAACTTATATTAGAGTCACCACCAGTTGCTTGAATAGATGGTGCATTACCTGTTGCAGCATTTGTTATATCTAGTTGGTTTACTGCAGATGAAGTTGTTTGAAATACTATTTGTTCATTTCCATTTTCATCATTAATTCCGTGTGCATCATCAAATGCAATATTAAAATCGTTTGTATCTAGATCGCCACCTAATTGTGGTGATGTATCATCTACAAGATCTCCACCAGTTTGAATCTCGATCATCTTAGGATTTGTTGTATCCGGATTACCAGATGCAAAGATTATCTTAGTGGTTTTAGTTGTAGCTGAAAAAGTAAAACTATCTCCAGATCCTGTAGCATATTTAAATTGTACGGTGTAAGCACCTGATGTTGAATTTTTTAAAATATAAAAGTTTTGAACATCGTTTGGAATTGTTACAATCTGATTACCTGTGATCGTACCTGTAAACTCTATCATTCTGTGTGCAAGTTCTGCACCTGTGCCACCATCTGTAACTGCTAAAGCTGTGGTTTGTGCACCACCAGCTATAGATTTTTGTATAAATCCACCAGCTATCTGTTCGATAAGACTTAAATTAGTATTTGTTTTTGTACCCCAAGTTCCAGCATTTTCACCGGTTGCTTGAAGTTCTATACCCAAAGGGGTAAATGTTGATGCCATAAAAATTCTCCTACGCTGCTACATCGTTATAACTTGTATTTGATCCAGTTGCAACATCCGAATAAGTATCGTTCGAACCCGTTGAAACGTTGTTATACGATGTATTAGAACCAGTGTCAACATCGCCATAAGCAAATATATCTACGGCCCCAATATTAAATGTTGATGATAAACCAGTTAATCCTATTGTTACATCATTTATAGAAAGAGACCCAATACTAGCACTAAATGATTGACCAGTTAATCCTAAACCTTCCTCTATTGTTAGAGAGCCAACACTAGAAGTCATACTTAGGCTTGATGGCTGAGCCAAAGCTCCACCTAATCCTACAATGCTTCCTAAACTAAATTCTGCAGATACACCAGACAACTGAACAACATCATTAGGTATAACCACTGTTCCAACGCTAGCACTAAAAGATACACCTGTTAGAGAAGCCTCTGTTGTAGAACTAGCTATTGCTGTTCCTTGTGCAGATGTAATAGATAAACCAGAAAGTATTGCGGTATCGTTAGGTGCAATCGCTGTTCCTTGACTTGCAGTAAATTCTTGCCCTGTTAGACCGATAGTTAGATCATTAACAGTTGTAGAACCAATAGAACTGGTTATGGATTGACCTGTCAATCCGACCTGCATATCGACTACAGTGACAGAACCAAGTGAGAATGTGGCTGAGAGACCAGTCTCTACTAGTACAGGAACAAAAGCCTCTCCCTGTGAAGATGTGATTTCAAAACTTGTAGGTGTAATTATAACATCAGGAACATCAACCGAGCCAACATCTGCTGACATCGATAAACCTGTTGGAAATACTGTTGCGTCTTTGAGCTCGCCCCATTCACCATCATTCCAAGCCTGTGCACCCCAACCTGTTTTAAAAGTTGTGTCCTCGTCCCAATAAGCTTGGCCCCAGGTGAACCTGCCCCATCCTGAGTTTACCGACATGGTCGGCCTCCTATGCTAATCTGATTATTGCTGCTGAAGAATTATTTGCAGGAAATTCTATTTTAAAAGTTCCATTACTAGCTGTCTTGTCTCCACCGAAAGCTATCGCACATACGGCATCAGTCGTTCCTGATCCACCATTTGTTGTTGTGTTGTATATCAGTGCGCCATTTGCAGTAAAAGATGCAGATGAAAAAGTCACGTCACTAAAATCTGTGAAAGCTGTTGTGCTTGTTAATCCAACTCCAGTGTTAGTTAGAGTTGCACCTCCTGCAGAGTATGCAGAACCTGATGTATTTGTAATTTCTTCTGATGTTGAATAGTCTGTTGTAGAAGCACCTAAAGTTGCATCACTATCAAACAAAGCAATCTTAAAAGTGTGACCAC